CAGCGCCCACACCGGCAGCAAAGCCGATTACGCCTACGAGCTTTGCGGTTAAGGAAGTACCTGCTGCGGAGTCTCCAACAGGTAAACGCGTATGGAATGTAACCGGCCCCGATGGTGAGATACTTGGCACTTTTGCTAAGAAGGGTGACGCCACCGTACGAGCTACACAAGCTAGAGCAACAGTTAGAACAGCAGCAGGCCAGCAACCGGCAGGGCGCAAAGCTACGTTAACTCCAGAACAGAAAGCAGCCGCCACCGGCCAACGTGCGGTTACTCAGAAGGCCAGCATAGACGCCACGCGCACTGCGGAGAAACTTAAACAACAAATAGGCGCTAAGTTTGAACCAAGTCCTAATGCTACCGCAGAGTCAGTGGCCGATGAGCAAACTCAATATCAAGCAAACCGTATTGATGTGCTTACGCAAGCGTATGGGATAGCTACTAACCCTGCACATAGACTTAATACTGCGGGGAAAACTGCCAAAACCGTATTGGATGACCCCAGTGTAACTGCCCGTGAACGTGAGATGGCACAGAATCGGGGTAAGAGTGAAAAACCACAATCCTCTGGTATCCCTCTGGGGGTTACTAGCCAAAACTCTAACCCCAAATATACTACATTCAAAAATGCTGGGCAGGCGTTGTCGTGGGTGTCTCGTAACGGCACGAAGTTTGAAAAGTTTTTAGCTAAGCGCCTATATTACTTTGCGCGTAAAGCCCAGATTGTAATAGCTAGCGATATGAACGCCCTTCCTGAAGCCGTGCGTAAGGCATTTGAAACAGGATCAGCGGGGGTTTATTTTAAGAATGTTATATATCTGCATCCTGTCTATGGCATTAACAATACGGTGTTTTTGCACGAAGCCTTGCATGGTGCAACGATTGCCAAAATTAACGAGTACCTCACCCGTAGACAGAATGGAGAATCCGTACCGCAATCCATGCAAGACGCCTACCTCGCCTTAGAAACTGTGCGTAGGATAGCTTCTGAACGGTATTTCCTCCTGAAAGATGCGGGGACGCTAGATGACCGTATGCTGGTGTTTGAGAAAGGTGGTGCGTTTAGCGACCTAAAAGAGTTCATTGCCTACGGCCTGTCCAGTGAGGACATGCACGAGTTTCTGTTACAAACCCCCGGCTTATTTGCTGGCAAGACCGCTAACTACTTTAACAACCTGCTATCTAATTTTGTTAAGGGTATTCGCGGCCTATTTAAAATGGACGACACGCATCAGTCGGCCATGCAAGACCTTATACTTGCTACGGATAATTTGCTATCTACTAGGATGCAGGTAAGAAAAACCGCCACTGCGCCTCCATCACCGGCACTGCCACCATCTACGCCCGTTAAAAAGCTTAAGCAAAAAGTAGCCAAAGTTAGTAAAGCTATGGCGCAGGCTCAGGCTTCATCTAATGCAGCCGACGTAGAGAATGGCATATCCACGGGTATGGCGGGGCGTATGGCTGAAGATTGGCTCCCACTGCTTAAAGATAGGTATGCCGCGTTTAACGTAGGCACTATACAGCAGCTTTTATACAAACTGCCAACCTCCGACATTATCCGTTGGAAGGGCGATGAGGTGCCCGGACTGAAGCGTGTTGATACGCTAGTACAACGTATGGCGGCTATGCGGGGCACCATGCAGTTAGCTGGGGCTAAGAAAGCTACAGAACTTGCTAAGTTTGTACGCAAGAACGGCCAGAAGGTAATTGGTGAGGCCATGCACTTGGCGCGTTTGAACGAAGTAAGCCCTACTAAATACGCCAACCGTGCTGATGCATTAGCAAATGACTCCAACATAAAAGAAAACGCAGCTAACAGTGTTGATCCTAAATACAGCGCCGCTCAACAACGCGAGTATAAAAAGAAAGTAAAAGAACGCACACGTGCCATCAACGAAGTGTTCACCGCTTGGGAGGCTTTGGGTAAGCAACCCGGTGGGCATTCCATGTATAAGATGGTTCGTCAGTTTTATATTGACAGCTATAACCTGACTCGTACTCTACTTAATAGCCAGATTCAAGCACTACCCATAGACGCGGCGGCAAAAGCTAAGCTGATGAAATCAGTCCGTTTAATGCACGAACAGGGGCAGAATAACCTGCCGGAAGAGTATTTTCCGTTCATGCGTTATGGTGAGAACTGGTTGCGCGTAGCCGCAAAAGGAGGTGGCCTTGCTGGTCGTGCATTCTATACGTTTGAAAGTGGCGCTGATCGTAATACGTTTCAAAGGCAAGAGGCCGCTAGGTTAGGCAAGAACCCTGAAGATGCAAGCGTATTTAGTAAGGGTTCGGATTTAACTTCGTTGCGCAAAGATTTTGCCAACGAAAGCGTCATGTTAAAGGAGATGTTTTCGGCTATTGATAAGGCAACTACCTCCAGCACAATTAGTAGCGCAGCCGATGTAGATGCGTTTAAAGACGGTTTAAAAGATCAGCTATATCAAGTCTACCTATTGACGCTACCAGAACGGAGCCTGCGTAAACAATTCCTTAACGCTAAGAACATAACGGGTTTTAGTGCGAATATATTTCGTAACTTCAAAACCTCGGCTACTAAGCTAGCTAACCAAGCTTCCAAGCTGCGTTACGCTACGGAGATACAGAACGAGGTCATAGCTGCGAGGAAGAGCTTAGCCGGTAGACCGCCTTCAGAGGTGGAGAAGCTATCCCTGTTTGTCAATGAGATAGCATACAGAGCTAACGATGAACTCAATCCTACCCCGCGTAGTAAACTTGCGGCGGCAGCAAGCCAGTTTGCCTTTGTAACGATTCTGACCAGTGCGGCATCGGCAATGGTTCAGTTTGCCAGTATCCCTGTAATGGTTATGCCTAGGTTAAATAGGGACTACGGGTACGGAAAATCAGCGGCAAAGTTTGCCCGCTATATGCCTATATGGAACACGGTAGGTGTGACCACGACGGAACCCAATGGGGATGTAACCTACTCTGCACCCTCTATTGGCACTTCCAAAATGGTTACGTCCGACCCGGTGTTGCAACGGGCTTTTGAAGAAGCTGTTAATCGACAAGTAACAACAGTTGGTAATGTTTCGATAATCACAAACAACAAACGGACACCTGAGAATACGCGGAAGAGTGCTGTTGGTGCCGCCGCCGAAAGTGCGTATGGGTTAATAACAGGGTTATTCAGCGGAACGGAACGCCTAACCCGCGAGATGACTTACATGATGGCGTTTGAACTTGAATACGCCAAGACAAAAGACTTCGATGCTTCCGTAGAGAAGGCTATAGAAGTTACGCAAGATACGCTTTTACGGTACGACACCATGGAAAGACCTCGCATATTACGCACAGAGGTAGGAAGTGTTGTTGGGCAGTTCAAAATGTATGCGGCGGGGATGACTAGCTTTCTCATACGTAACATGTATAACTCCATGCGAGTGACAAACCCCAAGGAGGCTCTGCCAGCTATACACCTTTTGAGTGGCGTCTTGTTAACTGGGGCTGTGTTCCACGGACTTGCTGGTTCTCCCTTCTACAGCACGATAGCTACCCTAATAGATTTGATACTGAACTTCGGTGACGAGGACGAAGAGAAGAAGAAACGCAGGGAGAAGAACCCCCTTACGGCGCAAAGCTCTGACTTACGGTTCCGGTATGAGTTTCTGCCTGAGCAGTTTGGGGAAATTAGGATGCCCGGTATAGATGGTAGGGAGTATAAGTTAAGCACGGTGCTTGAAAAGGGGCTGGTGTCAGTTCTTACGGATGTCAATGTAGGCTCTCGTACCTCGTTCAATAATATGTGGTTTCGCTCAGCCCCAGAAGGTAAAGATTTGAAGGAAACCGTTTTTAATATTGCGGAAGCAAACTTGGGGCCGTCCGTATCTGCGGGGGGTAGCTTTATCTCTGGGGTTGAAGACCTAACAAACGGAAAAATACGCCGTGGGCTGGAGAAGATGGTTCCCGCATTCTTCAAAGGCAGTATCGTTGCTAGTAGGTACGCTGATGAAGGTGCGCAAACACGCGACCGCAAAGTTATATTGGAGCGCAATGAGCTAAGTGGGCTTAACTTGGCCGCACAGGTGCTTGGGTTTACTCCTACGCGCTTAGCTGAAATACAAGAATATAATTACAACAAAAAGCAAGTCATAGATACAGCAAAGAAAGAAAAGAACAAGCTGCTTAAAGATTTTAAAGACCTTGAGAATAATCCTGATAGAACTCCTGAAGCCCGCAAAAAACTAGACCGTAGGATTGACCAGCACAATCGTAGATACAACTTTACAGAAGAACTTACCATTGACGAAGAGACCCTTGAACGCTCGTTAGACGCCTACGAGGAGCGCGGAGAAAAAACTATTCGAGGTCTATACAGTTCAGATGAATTACGCTTTTACCTAGACAAAACAGACCCCTACCTACGGCAAAAGCGATAAAAAACCCCCGCGCTAGGCGGGGGCAAACTAAGGAGTAAGGAGCAAACTTACTGGAAGGTAGTTTAGGTTATAGCCGCCAGATTCGCAAACCTTTGATGCTATCTTCTATACTTATTTTAATCAGGACTTCTAGCTTCAGCCTTTTTGTAACTAGCAGCACCACCTGCTTAGCCCTGACGCAATCAATACAGGGTATAAAAAAGGAATACCCCGCCCTTAGCGAACGCCAGTTGATATTATAACTAACCCCCTCTATCAGCACTATCGCCGCTCGTTGGCAACAGACCGTTTATGTCTATGAAGTCGCTGTTAGAGCAGTCAAACGCCAAGGCGTAGACCCCCGGCGTGTTCATCTTCATACCCTTGGACATACGCTTGACCCCTGCACCTATAAACACGCCCTTAAGCTTTAGTTGCTTCAACACATCCTTGTAGTGAATCTGAGACTCAACGCAGTCCTTACGAAACTCCGTGGAGGACAGAAATAGCTTGTTCGTATCAGGCTCAAACCTAATGAGTAGTGGGCCTCGTGGCTCTAGTAGGGGTAGCACTTGCATCTTAGTGCGGTTATCCCCCTCGTCATTAACCACCAGCATGTTTTGAATGTGCCGGTTGACGTAGCCACCGATTACCCCCGACACCTCGCTTACTGGCGGGGTAACGTCCTCCCTTATGTCCTTAAGCATCTCCATGGTAGCCCACTTATAGATAGCCTTCATATCGTAGTCGATAAGGTTAAGGTTCCGTGCGATAAGCCCACCCGTTATATTGCATGCAAGGATAGACGACCAGAACCGTTCTCTGTTGGTTAGTCGCATTTCCTTATCTATCTTAGCTTGCACAGCGAGAAGCCCGCTCACAGATTCTTCCAGATTCCCTAGTAGGTGGCCGCAGTATATGTCGCCTGCGATACCGTAGTTCTCTAAAAGCTGGTGGTCGAACATGCGCTTTGCTTCGGCAGGGGCAATAATGTCAGAAGGTTCGATCTGGTATTCAATCAAGCGCATCAACTCCCCATCTGGACTAGCCTTGTGGATACCAAGTTTCTCGTAGAAGCTGGCGTTGGAACTTGTTAGGGATAGAGTTTTCCATGTTGTGTTGTTCAGTCGCAGTTCGTTGGTCTGAGACTTGGCACGGTTTGGGCCGCGACCTTGAGACATACTGTACGCCAAGGTAGAGAAGTCTTGTGCCTCTGTATTTGTCATCTCGTCCATAGTGAAAGGCAGGTTATTCATCACGCCTAGATGGATCATCCGTGCGGCTAGGGTGTCCTTCCAGATAGCTGCCAACTTAGTTGGATGCCCATACACGCTGTTACAGACGTATAGAATCGTTGACTTGCCCGTGCCTGAGGTCTTGTGTATCAGGTTTATGATTGCCCCGTTCTGCCCCGTATACTTCAGCAGGGGTGCGCCAAATGCTGTGAGGGCAGCAAAGGCGTGGGCTTCCAAACCCGGTTTGTTATACATGTTAAACACTTCTTTCCACTTCTCTAGTGTCCCTTTAGGGGTCATATCAGCGGCAAACTGTGCGGTGACACTGGACGGGGGGCTGTGGAACGTGCCATCTTTCGTAATTTCTCTATTGCCGATAACAAATTTGCTATCGTTTTCTGTCCATCCGAATTGGGTTCTCATTATTTCTGCCCTAACTTTGTATTGGAGTTCCTTAACAAATATCATTATGAACGTCGTCAACTCGCTCATCTGATACGGTAGCCCTGCTACACCCTTACGTGCTAACGCCGTTCGTAGGCTTTCCTTAACCGCAACAACCGATAGCGGCACAGTAAACTCAATCACTTCTTCCTTAGGTAGATGCAGACGAATAAGAGCTAACTCCCCCTCCTCAGGGTCGCGCATACGCTTGACGACATAAATATCATGCTCGTAGACGCATATAGGCTCCGCCTCCTCATCCGATTTAGCTGGCATCTTATATACCCCGCCGTTCTTACCCCGAAAGTAGGGAGTTGGGTATGGAGGTATGATGTAGCTACCGTCTTTCTCCAGCGTGGGGGCATCCTTTTCTTGCACCTCAGGGCGTATAACTTCCCTGCCTAAAGATAGCGGGGTCTTTATGCGCCCCTTCCACGGGCATCCTTCACAGCCACCGGGGTTGTGCTTTTCAAAGGTAGTGCAGTGGTGCGCCCCGCTGGTTGTGCTGGCCTTGCTCTCTGTTTCGTCGTAACTGTAGTCGGGGTATTTCTCGGATATCTTATGTATCGCAGTTTTGCGGTCAACGCAGAGGTGGGCAACAGACAACGCATCCCACCACAGGGGTTCGGTGATCGTCTCTTGGTTCTGGTATACGTATAGAAGCTGAGCGCAGCCCTCGTAGTTAGCACTCTTACGCATAATACGACTGAAGCTTAACGTGGTATTACTTAGTAGGGACTTAGCTAATTCGCTAAGCTCTCTATGCGGCGCATCCAGTTTGGATACTACTTCTTTAACACCAAGTGAATCCCTAAACGTAGCGTATTCAATATCCACGCAGTCGCTAATAACTTCTACCGAAGACGGGGGTTCATCCTTAAAGTTTAAAGTGCCCGGAATACGCAGCACTCTAGCTACTTCAAATACGCTGGTGTCTACATAGAGATTATGGATAACACAAAGCTCGTTGAAACGATTGGCTACAGGCTCCCATTCCTCGCGGGTGATGGGCGTAGTTAAAGGCCAATAGGCATGAATCCCCCTGCCAGAGTTAACAAGCAGTGGGCGTGGTAAACCTATTAGGGCGCAGAATTTCTGCAACTCCCCGAGTGCGGTGGGTTGGTCTACATACCCATCGGGTCTACCGGTGCTATCGTTTATGACCGCTTTGGATACGCCGCAGTCTATATCCAACCAGAAACACTTAATGCTCTGGACGTTTTCTTTCTTACGGCTCTCGTTGGTCTTGTATTTAGCGCACCCAAAAAACACGTTTCGTTTCTGGGCTACAAACTCCTCGGCGGCTGTGTCAGCTTCCTTACGAGTAGCTACAAGAACCTGCTTTACGCTCTTCCCCCTTATGCCTACCACAGCGAACCAGCCATCAACGGCTTGAACTCTGTCTAATAGATCAATGCCCGGCATGCTATTCTCTTTGCGAAAGTAAAGGGGGGACTAATCCCCCCTTACTTAGTGGTGCTAATAGAGTATTAGCTAAGTTTTTTTATGTACGAAACTACCGCCACATTCTGCTTTGGGTCATAAGTGCCAATGAACCAGTTATAAACAGTCTGTTTGCTGACGTTAAGTTTCTTTGCCACCTCGCTAGCGGGGATATCCAACGCAATGCACAACCTGCCAAGCAAAACACCAGTACGGCTTTTATTGGCTTGTTTGTTAAGCTTAACAATATTTGCGCTGTATCCGTAGCTCATGGTTACTCCTCACTCCAAGCAGATACAACATCGGCCAAGTTTTTCTTGGGCGGGGCAGCATCAGGTTCAACTTTCTTGGACGCACGTTTAACGGGTTCTGCCGGTGCCGGTTCATCCGTATCTTCAGCAGCAAACTGCGGGCTTTTAGGTTTGGCCTTCTGAACTACGGGGGCCGGTTCCTGTTTTGCCTCTGCTGCTGCTGCGGGAAGCTTCTTCACCCCATCAACTGCTGCTGCGGTGAGTTGCACAAACCGCTTAGCCTCAACAGACTTCTGTGCCGTTTCAACCAGATCAAGTTCTTCGTCGGTCAAGTGCCGCACAGCGGTAAACTTTAGCACGTCTCCGGTTTCGTTTTCATCAAACCGCATCTCAGTAACTACATGGTCGATGCTCTCGCCGTTGGCGGGAAGGAAGTTCTTGTAGCTTTCAAACGGGTGCGTATTGCCCACGCCCTTACCGAACAGGGACTTCGACGGGATGTTGAATTGATACAGATGCCCCGTGGTGTCGCCTTCAAGCAGTATGGCTACACGACGCATGAAACGGCATGCACGGCCTTTACCGTTCTGACCTGAGCCATCAATGTTCTGAGGGCAGTTGGCGCAGTTGGCCGATTGAGCGTTAGCTACATTGCTCTCCGGTGCCGTGCCAAGGTTAGACCAGCAATCCGGCAGTGTGGCTTCCCCATCGGGGTCGTAGGGTTTGCTGTAGAACTGCCGTGATACTTTAGGCAACGCGTTGACAACTATGACATTGATAAAACCATCCCGCACCTTACCGGCTTCCTTGCCGTTAATCATGCGGCGGAAGATGCCCTTGTTCATAGCGATACGACTGCCACCCCCACTGGAATCAACGAGGGACTTGGATAACGCGCTAACCTCGCGGGCGCGTGAGGGTGCTACGGAAGTGGACTGTTGGAAAATGCTAAGGTTGCTCATGCTTTACTCCTTCTGACGGATATAGTGTATTTGCTGTCTGCTTGTAGTCCCATTGGCAGCTTATCGGGGTTTTCTTCTAGGAACTGCTTTAAGTTGGTTTGGTGAATGCGTCTCTCCAGTAGTCCGTATACGTCGTTCTCTTTTATAAATGTATACATTGATTCCCAATCGTTCGTCCAGTAGCGTGTATCTACCTTACGCATGATTGTGCCAACGGTAGTCTTGATGCTTGTTGCGTTGTTAGCGACGCAGATTTCCAACAACTGTGCGGAAATTACATCCCGTTGGGAACGTAACTCTTCCTTCTTCTCCTCGTAATCGGCGGTGAGTTTTGCTTCCGCGTCACGAATTTTTATGTAGATACCCGCTAAAACATCTGGCGGTAAAACCTCTAAAACTTCAGCTTCCATGTTAGCTCCTTATGTATGGGTCGTTTGCCCATTACGTTCAGTCTAACCATGCTCCTTGACTCTGTCAAGCTGTTTCTTCAATTTCGTTTCTATACAGGTCAAGTATTTTTGCGTGTCCAGCTATGTTATTTTGCAGCATAGTGTACAGCCGTGTTTCTATGGGACTGCCCTTGATATGCACCACAGTCATGGGGTTTACTTGCCCCGGTCTGTCTATACGCGCATTAGCTTGAAGGTAGGTTTCTACGCTAGGCACAGGTGAGTACCATATGATTACGTTGGCCGCAGTAAGAGTTAACCCATGTGATGCAGCTTGCGGTTGGATAATCAACACCCGTATATCATCTCCTTCTTGAAACCGTTGGATGATGGAGTGCCGTTTGTTGACTGACACTTGCCCGTTAATGACCTCTGCCGGGATGCCTTTCTTAGTAAGGAAGTCGTTTAGTAGCTGTATAGTATGGGTGAAGGGGACGAAGATAAGCACTTTATGGCTAGCTTCGTTGATGACTTCTTGTATTACGTTCAACCGATTACTCACGTCAAACTCTACAACCTCACCAGTATCGCTGTAGACTGCGCCACCAGATATCTGTAGTAACTTATTCAGGTTCACCGCTGCGTTAACAGCCGTTATCTGCTCACCCCCTGCCGACATAGTCATTTGCTTCTTGAGCATTAGGTAGTACTTAATCTGCTGCTGGGTTAGTGGTGCCTCTCGTTCTACGTAGGTAACACTAGGTAAATCTAAGCACTGGGACTTCTCAAACCTAATGGCGGGTTGTAGTGCCTTATGCACTATCGCTTCGGCTTGCGGCTTGGGTGTCCACGTAAAGGTGCTTATTTTATACATCACCGAGTCACGGAACTGCCCGTAGAACTTAGGTGTATTCTTGGGGTTCACCAGCTTAGCCAGACCATACGCATCCTCAGGCGACTGTGCTGCTGGCGTACCCGTAAGCATCCACATGCCTTTGACTGTCTTGTCGATATCCCGTAACGTCTTCCACCTATCAGTCTGCGCATTCTTGTAAGCGTTAGCCTCGTCCACCACAATCAAATCAAACCCGCCGTTGATGATGGCGTCTTTGACTATCTCCACCCCATCGTAGTTGATGATGACGAACTCAGCCCCGTTGTTGATTAGCTTCTTGCGTCTATTGGCATCCCCATAAGCTACATCGCAGGTGCGATGTATCGCAAACTTGAACAGGTCAGCTTGCCACGCGGACTTCATAATGGATAGCGGGCAAATCACAAGCACACGTCGCAAGATACCTAGCGTCATCAAGTAATCACATGCCCATATAACGCTCGCTGTCTTGCCGGTGCCCTGCTCGTTGAAGCAGAATGCCCTGCGGTTAAGCGTCAAGAACTCTGAGGTCTGCTTCTGGTGAGCGAAGGGGCTATATTTACCCGGCCAGTTGTAGTCCGTCAGGATGCTATTTGGTTTTGGGAGTGTTACGTTTGACTGTGTGGTCGGCATTGCGACTGAATGACCTGTTCGCGGAAGCAGGTTTAACCCTAAGGTTGCCCGTAGCATTCGTGCCCCCTTTGCTAAGAGGCTTGGTGTGGTCAACATCTTTTCCATCTCCTGTATGCACTTTCCCTTGTTTGGCTAACTGCGCACGTGCGGTGTTGCGCTCGGCTCGTTTCTTAATCTGGTCGGGCTTACCTTGGTATGTTTCGTATTCGTGCTTATACGGACGTGGTTTATTGACGTAGGGCATGTGTATCTCCTTGTCATTGCGCAGCTATCTGTTTAAATGAAACAATGGGTATATAAACACATCGCTCTATATCACTAGGATCATTACGATCTGTGCGGCCTCCGATGGATTCGTCGTACCCTGTACCAACTTTAGTCATAAAAAGTCCATCCGTAAACTTAATAACTAGGATGAACGGCGCGTTTTCTTTATGCGCCCAATCCAACCCCTTCTTGTACTTAGCAGAACTCAGCATCAACGTGGGGTATTTGTAGCTAGCGTTGCCCCTAACCTTTATCTCCGCTATGGCTTGCACCTTACCGTCTTTAACGAACTTGCCGTTCACCGCATGCAGTGGGGGATACTGCTCGTAGGTGCAATCAAACACGTTGCAAAATTTAGCTGCTATCTCTAACTCCCTTGCTACGTTCGTAGAACTCTCGTATTTGGGTCTCATCTTCTCTCCTTATAGTTGATACACGTCTTGACTGGGCACCACCCGCAGAGAGGGCTAGCTACGGCATTCCATACTCCGTTTTGTATAGCCTCTTCAATCCGCGTCACGTCATACTCAAAGGGTGCTATGTATGACTCGCTGTCATCTCTGTAGTGGGTACGCTTCACAAACTCATTGCTGACTACAAATAGCAACGCAGAGTTAATCCGGTTTACCTCGGGGAAGTGAACGAATATAGCCGTTGCTAGTAGGTCAAGCTGCTTTGTGTCCGCGTACTTGGCGTTCTTACCGGTCTTGTAATCCACCATAAACGCAACGTCCTCTTGGACGATGAGCAAATCCACTATGCCCCGCCACCACACATTTGGGGCGAAGAATCCGCACGGGGTGTATTCTTCTTCCTGCTTGGCTAGCCCCAACCTAAGTTCGCAATGCTTTTCACCGGGGATTCTATTGAGCGCATCCAACACGTCTTGGATGTAGGCAAACTTCTGTGGGATGGGTTCGTTCTTACTTATAAAATTCTCAGCGGCTTTATGCACTTCGTTCCCATACACCAGTGCGGTAGTGCTTGATTGCTTCACATCTTTGGCGATACTCAAGTGGTAGTACTTCTTCGGACATTGCTGGAAGTTTTTTATCGAACTGTACGACCACGTTATCGCCATGTTAATCTTTCCTCTTCCTTGGTTTGACTGCGGCTAGTCCACGATTGCCGCTGTATGATACCCCCCTCGCCTTTACTTTGTCTAGCATAAGGTCAGCCATGGCTACCGCCTCCTCTGCTATTGCCTCTCTACCCGGTTCCCCTCGCGTGATATACCCAAGCATAGCTAGCCCTGCGTATAAATTGCGTAGCTGTTCATCTTCGTCGGTCATGCTAAACGCTCCTTCAACGCAGTAGTCAGCCGCTCAATTCGCTGATTGTTATAAAGCACCAAGCTCTCTGAATAATCTAGCGCCGTCTCTGCTAACAGCAAGTCCCGCCGCGCCGCGTCTAACTCACGC